GATGAGAATGTCATGCTTACTGCAAAAGAAGTTGACAATGGATGGCATTGGTGTTATAGTTGGGATAGTCTTCTCATTCATGTAGAAGATGTTGAGTTTGAACATTGTAAATGTGATTTTATGAAAAAGTTTCGTAAGGAAAAAACAAATGAGAATTAAACCCCCTACACTCGGAGAAAAAATTGCTATGACAATTACAAATGATAATGCACCTATTGCTGATGCATCCACTCTTGTGGCTCGTCTTGAGGAACACTCTGACTTTGCTCACAAGGTAGTGCGTGATCTGTTGCGTGAAGCATCAGAAAGAATTCAGTTTCTCACAAAGGAACGGGATTTCTATGAACTTCGCATGACGTTCTATGCTAAGGATGCACAACGAGAAATTGATTGTGCTTCCAAAGAATCAGCATAAATAATTTACGGTCCTATCGTCTAGCCCGGTCAAGGACCTGAGACTTTCAATCTCAGTACATGGGTTCAAATCCCATTAGGATCACTATGAATGATATAGAAACAAGATTGCGAAATATGGCTGATAAGTGGCGTACAGTAAACCAAGAGGTTTATGATATTTGTCGTGATGCTGCTGAAGAAATTCGAGTACTCAAAGCATCAGGTAAGTATACAGATGATATCATCAATGCATACAAACATGGAAGTGGATGGGGAAAGGGTAAAGATGAGTAATAATATTAAAAAACTTGCAGAGAAGCATCCACTTGTGTTTGCTCATATGTCAGAATCATCACACTCCGATCTACCTGATGGATGGATGACTCTTGTTGATGAACTGTGTTCTAAACTGACTCCACTACTTGTTGAGTCATATGCCAATTATCCACTCAACGAAGAAGACAACATGATTGGTATTACAATCGACCAAATTAAAGAAAAGTTTGGTGGTCTTCGATTCTATTGTAGTTTTCTCACCGAAGATACTGATCTGTGGGGAAAGGCTACTGATATAATCAATGAATATGAAAAGAGATCATATAGTGTCTGCCAGGTAACAGGTAAACCTGGAACACAATGTTCTGTAGGAAGACAAGTTATTACTCTGTGCGAAGAAGAACGTGTTCGTATGAAGGGTATAACTATGAAGGAAGCACCGTTCAGATTTTGAGGGTTAGTTCAGTTGGTAGAACGTGGGACTTTGGTTCCCAATGTCGGGAGTTCGACTCTCTCACCCTCAGTTAGTTAAGGAAATATATATGGCAAAGTTTCAACCTATCGGCAAATACATTTGGGTCAAGACTACTTTTGGTGGAGAGAAGACCAACGAGTTTGGTATCATCTACCAAGAGCGTTCTAAGTCTAAGTTCATTTGGAGTACCGTGCTGGCTATCGGTGATAAGTTAACCGAAGACATCAAGGTTGGTGATGAGATTCTTTGGGATGTCACCCAATTAAAAGATGGCTACAGTGGAAACCATTTAGTGCATCAAGATTGGGTTCAGGCTACTAATTAATATTATATTTTTATATCAAGCAAGGTTCCCATATTGGGTTTCTTTGCTTTTTTAAGATTAATATCAGCTTGTGTATCAATATGTTTACGAATGGTTTCATTTGCATCAGCGATAGAATCATAATCTCTTTCACTAACACTTAATCCTCTTTCTTTTATAAGAGAATCACGAGTAGATTTTGTTATATGTTGAAGAGCATCATATAAATCAGGTTCACCATATCGGGTGGTAAGGTTTTTATGTAATTCTCCAAAGTGTTGAGAATCATCACCTAAAATTTTAGATATTGATCCATCTAAGTGTTTTTTAAATTCACCGTGAATACCCGAATCATCACCTTTGACATTTGGAAGTTCACTTTTGATAAAATGTAAAAACTGACCTAATACATGATCTCTATGGTCATTTATTCTTGGTTTTTTATCTCCGTAATTAAACGGTACAATATCATTTGCTTCAAGTAAATATTCTTTAAAGGTTTTCATACTACAATATTTATTAAAAGAAACAACCCCCGAACTTCTCGGGGGTTGACATACTAAAGGTTCAAATTCTAGTACGATTTATCGGGGTCCTCTAAAATACATTTTATTCTGATCATCACGCATACCACGTGCATCTGTTTGATCACCAATACGTTGTAAAACATCTTCAATGTGTGCAGCAAATGCACCTTTACCCCCTAAAAGTTCATATGATGCTTTAAGACCTTCTGCGTGCGAAGAATCAGCTTGATCTAAACTTCCTTTTTTAATTAATTGACTAAGATGTTGAGAAATTTCAGAATGAGTTTGTGGATCAATAGAACCACCTGCACTACCACCTTCATCATTGTCTAAAAAATCTTGAAGCATATCTGCCGATGATGGACCTTTTGCTTCATTCAACATGGTAGGAAATCCACCATAAACAATATTATTTCTATTATTGTTTATAATAACTCTACCTTCTTTGAGAGCCTTCTTTTTATCAATGGCTTTCTTAATTGCCTTATCCTTGGATCCAAAGTATTCATCCTTAGATGATTCTACTTCACCATCACCATCATAGTCTTTAGTGGATTTCTTTCCATTCTTACTATTTTTACCATTCTTCTTGGATTTGTTAAACTTACTAATATCAAATCGTTTCTCAATAAGATTGAGTTGTGCTTGAAGTTGTTCGTATAATGCTTTGTAGTAGTCTAGGTCATTCATATTATTATTTATAAACTTAATCGTTTATCCTGTGTTGATTTAATGTATGCATTCATTTTATCCAAGTAACCCTTATTTCGCAATTCCTTGAATACCATATTCTCAATACTCACTTCTCCAGACTTTTTGAGTCCAGAACTTCTCATATTTCTAAGTTTTTCTTTTAATTTATCAAAAGATTCATCTTCTGCATTTGATGAAATTAAATCATCAATTTTTTCAATATATTCGGTAACCTTCTTTTCAATACTTGGATCTTCTAAATTTACTTCTTGATGCTTAGGCTCTGTTATCCATTGGTCATTAAGAACGCTATAAGCCCCCTGATCAGGTGGTACGGCTTCTTTAACGTCTTGAGCGTATACTTCTACATCATGCCCTAGAATGGTTATATCATGAGTTAGTGACCAAAGTTGTTTCTTATCTTTAAGGTAGTCATCTATTAAATTTGGGCAGTTATCAATTTTTCTTTTATCAACCAAAATGTGAAGATCAATGTCTGAATATGATGTGTAAGCATAACTTGCATTACCACCAACTAGAATATAATCTTCTACTGCACTTTCTGGTAATCCAACCCACTTTACCCAGGTACGCCCAATATCTAAAAGTTTAGCTTTAATGTCTTTTCTTAATTGCATACCATCCCAAATCTTTGGATTTAGTTCATCATGGTATTCAAGAGTTGAAGAAGTATTTTCTTCTAAGAATTTTTTAAAAGAAAGCATTTTAGATTCTTTAATAATTTTTTTCTTTATATATGATCATCAATAATTAGACCGATATTGTTCTATCCACCATGTAATCTGAAACCAAAGATCATACTCATATGCTTTTCTTCTTCTAAGATACTCTTCTCGTGATTCTCCATCTAATTGTCTTGGACTATTTGCTTCTTGCCATTCAATAAACCATTTGTCAAATTCTGGTGTATTATATGGTGGCACTCTTCCTGGTGGTAGAATTCCAGGAGGTGTTCCAACTGGAGTTCCTTGAGATGGTCCTGCTTGAGCTGGTACTTCTGCAACATTATTATTAGTAAGATTTTGAGCAGTTATTATTGTTGGTGCAACAACTTCATTAATTATTTTAGGAAATCCACCATAATTAATATTATTAGTTCTAATTACTCTACCTTCATTTAAATTATATTTTTTATTATGGTGTTTCATTTATTATCTCATTCCATGTGCGGCTTTTAATTTCATAACTTCTCGTTGGTATGCATTTCCTTGAGCAGTATTTAAAGTCTGCCATTTTGCATCCTGTGGAATTTCTTCTTCTTCGGTATCAGGATCATCAAAATGTGTTACAATTAAATTTCTAAGTCTTGCTTCTACTTCTGGTGTATTTGTAAAACCTTGATATGGTTGGGGCTTTAAAGGATCCATAGGTGGTTGTTGTGGCATACCTTTCATACCCTTTTTACCTTTTTTAGAAGGCATACCAGGAGGTGGCATACCACCTGGAGGTCCAATTGGTGGCATTCCAGGTCCACCTGGAGGACCAACTAATGCCAATTCTTCAGTTATACCATTATCATTATAATTTTTAATTTTATACACTTGACGAGAATACTGATCATAATGATATGTCTCTGTAGGAACTCTAGGTGTTGCACGACCTGATTGTTCATCTGATACATAAATGTTGTATTTTTGCAACAATTCTTTTAAATTTTGATTCAGATGATTGGCAACAGCATTATTCATTGTTTGCCATGTTACAACTTTTGATTCTGGTGCTAAATTAAATTTTTCTTTTATTTTATCACTATAAGCTCGGCTAACAGAACTGTTATCAGTTTTATCAGCATATTGATTAACAAATTGTTGAACTGAAGCTGTTAAATTTGGAGCAACTTCAAATCCCATACCAAAACTTGCTGTATTTACAGATGTTCCAGGAGCATTAGTTACAATTACTGCCTCTGCACCGGTTGGATTAGTCGCAGTATCGAAGTATGGAAATATATTACCAACTGCTTCTTGACCTTTGCCTGGAGCTAATACAGGTGGTGCATTAGCTTCAAAGATATCATCAAATGTATGTTGAACTATTTCTTTTTTATTCTTAATTTTATTACGTTTAAAAGAATCAAATAACTGAGATTTAATTCCTTTGTTGACTTTTTTAATGCCTAAAGCGGAAGAATTTAGTTTTGCACCAAAAACATCCTGCACGTTATAAACATTTCCTTCATTCATTTCTTGCATAATACTATTTATACATTATAGTTCATGAAGATAATTATGGCAAAAATACGCAAAACAGCTCCAGCTAAAAAAAGAAAATCCCCAATTCTTCCACCAGTACCAGTAAAGGTTTATCCAGCTTTTATTCAATCTTTTATAGATGAAGTTGAAAGTAAAAACAATTTTAAAGTTGTCGTAAATCAATACAATGAAGATGCAGCATATCATGTTGGGGTATGCAAGCCAGTAAAGCATAATAAGTATCATTGTATTTGGATGTCAAATTTTGTAGAAAATGAAGAAATTTTAAAATCATTCTGGTTAAGCGAATCATTTAAAAATTCCTAAATATTTGTAACATGTACGACAAATACTCTATAGTAACAGGCATAACCGCAAATCCAGGTATCAGACTACCTAAACATAAAGGTATTATGATTGGAAATACTGGGGCAACTGGGCACTTTAGAGCAAACTGTATTTCTAATACTGGTAGTTTAACAGGAATTACATTTTATACTGTTAACCATAACGTTGAAGGTTATTCCATTCTTCCATTACAATTGCATACGCTGGAATCAATTTCTGCAAGTGGACCTTCAATATCTTTATTGAATTAAAGGATTAACTATGTACGATAAATACGCATATTCAACTTTGATTACTCCATCACCAAATACAAGACTAGCTAAACATAAAGCGGTAATGTTAATTAACAATGTTGCTAGTCATGGAAGTAACCCAGCTGATAATTCCTTTTTAGTAATAAATAAATCTGGTAATACTGGTTTTTACAGTCCCACATCTCCAAGTAACGCTGTTAAACCATTTACAATTATACCAGTACAAATGTATAGTTATAATATTGCTGTTGCTTCAACAGTTTCAGTATATTTATTGAACTAATATGTCTAAAGACATTCGATGTCTGATTACCAACAACCTTCTTAAAAAGGGTGAGTGGTTTTGGCTATCGTGGGAAATGGATGCTGCCATCTCAGCACCCGGTCTAGCAGAATTAGAAATGCGCCGTCATGATCCTGACGATGACTTTGCTAGAATGTTGTGGCAAGAATGGGAATGGACTCGGGAAATCGGAAACCCAGATCTTTAATTTCTTAACATTCTAGAAATCTTTTGTGATACCGATTCCTTAACTGTTTTCCAGTTCTTGCTAGGAAGTTCGTATTTGCCTTCATCTTCTGGTTCTTCTTCATCACCAATTACATTATCAGATGCATCAAGTCTTACATCTTGAGCATCAGCATCACCGTCTCTATCAACATCAGTGGGTTTAGAGTCGTGTGCCCAAGGAAATGAAGGTAGTTTTCCATATGGAACTTCTTCTGTGCCTGAATCTGGATCTGTTGGATCGTATGAGTCATCAGCAACATCCCCTCCATGGTATCCAGTTTCTACACGTTGAACACCACCACCAATAGCAGCTTTTTCATTTTTAATTTGAGCAGCTCTATCTTGGAATCCACTAAAATCAAAATCACTCAATTCTCCCTCACCAGAACTTGCAGCTTTACCAGCTGATTCAGCAGCAGCAGCTTTAGCTGCACGTCTTTTTTCGCTGTCTACAAGTGAACGTGCTTTTTTTGCAGCCATTCCTGCTTCACTGCGATTAGGTTTATAGGCTTCATTTAACATTTCACCGTTATATGAACGTTGTTCTGCAAGAATTTCAAATCCTTTGCGTTGGGCTTGAACACCAGCTTCGTTTAAGGAATGAATCCAACCGTAATAACCTTTATTCTTCATATTATTATTTAGTTGACACAAAAGTTCTATATGCTATACTTCCTCTATGACTTATGGTTCACATGGTGCAGGTAAGGGAAGTTCCCCTAGACACGTAAATTTGGAACAATATGGCAAAAATTATGAAGCAATTTTTAAAAAGAAGCCAGTAAAGAAAAAGCCTAAAAAAGCACCTAAATAAACTACGCAAGAGTACTCAAGCGGTCAACGAGGGCAGACTGTAAATCTGCTGATTAATTTCTACGAAGGTTCGAATCCCTCCTCTTGCATTTATTATTTGACTTCGTTTCAGATATGTGTATAATATGACTATGGAAACATCTCCAGATCCAATTAAAAAAAATTCATATCATATTTCAGAGTCTGTATTAAAACAGATGGATGAAGCCAAGCAAGCTAAAAAAATGTATAAATCTCCTAAACATTACGAATACGATCCATCTCTCAATGGTTTACAGGAACTTGGATCAAACCAAGTTGTTATCAATCAAGCACTTAATGATAGAATGAAAACATTAGAGGCTCACAATTCAGCTTTAATATATCGATTAAAACAATTAGAAACCATTCTTACATCTAAAAACTTTATTGATTATAGTGAAAAATTAGATGAACTTATGGATAAACTTGATGATCTTCAATCTAGAGTTGATTTGCTTGACGAATAAATAAACCGGAGTATATTATTATTATGCCTAACTCAAAACAACGTCTTACTAAACGTGCTCATAAGAAGCGTGAAGAACGCATGAAGCGCAATCGTATTCAGAGTCTTATGAAGGCTCGTGTTGGTACACTTCGCAGTCTTGACGCGAGTGGACAACTTCCTGTATGTGTCAAGGAAAAGAGACTGCCCAATGGCTAAAACTGCCACAATGATGTCGTTTGATGAACTTCGAAAGAAGTATGATCATATTGATTGTTTTTTCACATATTATAATGGAGAGAAATCTTCTTTTGATTTTTATGGCACTGATGCAAATGGAACTGAGGTTCGTATTTCCATTGGTGGATGTCCTGCATGGATCAAGACTATTGAGTTTGGTCCTAAAGATCCTATAAATATTAGTGATTCAATTGAACGTCATGTTCGATTTGTCTCTGTTACAGATAACCGTGGTAAGCAAGTTTACGAACAATTTTTTGATGTCTAAAGGAAACTAATGGGAAATTCAGATTATAACGATTTTAGAAATTGGCAGAATGGTGACGATAGTGAAGAGAACAATCCACATGATGGATTCTTCTTCTTTGGTAATTCTAGCCCAGAATTTAAGAAGATGTGGGATCAAATGCGTAATGGTGAAAATCCTGCCGATAGCCTTCGTGACTATCTTAATATGGATGACATGTTGGATAAATGGGCTCAAGACAATAAGAAGAAACCATTTAATCCAAACAATCCACCAAAACATTCACGTAGACCAATTAAGCATAAGCCTAAGACAACTCCATTTAGTCAAGAAGAATATTTTAAACTTATTGAAATTCGTGGATACCTTGCTATCAAGGAACAATTTGCACATGTTAAGGCATTAGATAAGTTGCTTAATCAGATTGTTATTAAGCCTATAAACAATCCAGGAGAGTTCCAATGACATATATTGCAGGTGAAGCATACCAAAAGGGATATTCAGCCCGTATGGGTGGTGCAGAGAAGGCATCAAATGTTTATGAGTCTACCAGTGTGTATTGGCAAGAATGGGCTACTGGTTGGGATGATGCTCACACTAAGATAATTAGTGAAGCCAGAGAAAATACTGGCTGTTCAAAACCTAAGTGTTGTAAGACGTTTATTCAAGAATAAAAAAATTCCCCGAAAGGGGATTTTTAAATATGTGGTTTTAAAATTTGATCAATTTTAGTATGATGTTTTGGGTCTATGTGTTTTTTAAAATATTCAATTGCTTCTGGATGAATATTAATATGATCTTCACGACCGCGAGTTAAACTTCTAAGTGATCTTATTTCAATATTAGACCCGGCTGTATCTGTATTTTTATGAGTTGTACTTTGACTACGATTTCTATCTATTATTCTACCGGATAAAGGTTTCCAGTGTGAACTTATAGAACTTGTTGGAATCATAAAAAATTTGCCACTTTTATTTCTTCTAACTCCAACCCCTTGAGGCCATTTTGTGTTTAAATTCTCAATGTGTTGTGATTTTTCTTTTTCAATATCTTCTGCTGTTGCAGTTTCTTTTTTTAATTTGGTTGGAATTTTACCTTCAAAACGATCTGTTTTTATATCAATTCCAGTAGTCCCATTGTCTGGTAAAAATGTATAAGCATCTGGAAGTTTTTCTTTTGATCTTTCATCAGGGTGTGATGGTGTTTTTTTCTTAATCTGATTTACAGAATTTATAAATTGTCTAAAATGATTATTTCTTTCATTTTCATCATCTATTTGTGATATATCATGCAGACCTTTTGCAAATAAAAGTGTTCTTGCATGTAGTTCTGCTCCATGACTATCGGTACGATCAATTACAGGTTTATCATTAGTACTATACTTTATATCAAGTATTGATGATACTGTGTCATTTATGGGTGCATGTAAATCGTCGGGAATGTCATAACTTTTTTTTTGTTTTGTTTTTGGTTCCATGGGAACTTCTTCATTTAAGATATCTAAAAATCCTAAATTGTATTCTTCAACAAAACTTTTAGCAGGATAGGAAAGCCAATGAATATCTTTATTAGATCTTATAGCCATCTTACCTGAAGGATTTCTTTGTTGAAATCTTTTAAGATATCTTTTGGTTACACTATCTGGAATATGCTTCCAGGCTTTAGCATTTTTAAAATGTTTAAATTCTTTATCATCTACATCAAACATTTCTACTGGCATACGAGTAAACATAGGTGCTTCCAAAGGTTTATCGTATCCCATAACTCCACCAGTACTTTGAACATCTTGAGGAGTACCAAGAGTACCTGGAGCACCACCACCAGAAACCATACCAGCACCCATATCTTCGTTGATTAATAAACCAGATTCAAGATAACCTTCAATAAAGAATAAAAATTCATTTGAATTTAATCCAAGTGATTCTGCTTCTTCGTTAAACATTTGAAAAGTAGAAACATAACTAGCTAAACGAGCTTTCGTATAGCTCATAGGAAGTTGATCAAAAATCTTCTTTAATTTAATTATAAAATATTCGTAAGGATCAATGCTACTCTCTGGTTTGAGTAGATTACCTTCTGCATCAATCACCCCAGATGAAAACGATGCTAGACTCGTATAAGGAGCCGTAATAGTTTCAGAAAATTTGGATAACGAGAATGAAGGTATGTAAGCTGATGAAGACTGCATATACTAATATTTAGTTTTCAGCCTGTAACAACTTTCGATCAACTCTAGGGTCTGTATTAATTTTATTATAATTAACTTCTGGAATAGACACATTACTAAATTCCAAAAATACCAGAAATGATTTCAAATATGAATGTAATCTTGGTTCTAGTTTAAAAAAGAGAATTCTAATGCAATTCTCTTCACCAAACACATTTCTTAAAATTATAATATGGTTCATTATAAGACGTTCTCTTATAGATTTTAACGTCTTATGCTTATGAATTTTTTGTAATAGTCTCTTAACGTATTTAATACGCTTTAAATCATCAATAAATTCATTTTTTCCAGAGCATTCTGGATTAAAATAAGTCTTTTGACAGAAGTCTAAAAAGTCTTCTTCATTCAAAAAGCTACTTTTTGGATTCATTGTTATATTAATGCATGCAGCCACAATCGGTCCCACTATTTAATGAAGATTCACCACTGGGTACGATTGCGATACTAAGTTTCTTTAAGAAATTTGGTTGTTTGGTAACAGTAACAGATAAAGATAAAGAATGTCCTAATTTTTCTTTAATTCCATCACCTTGACTGAAGCCTTTTACACTTACATCATCATATGGGTTCTGACCATATACACCAAGTTGAGGGCTACCATATTGAACTAAATCGAACAAGTTTAGTCCGTCTTGCAATGCAGCCTTGTAACCAAAATCAAAACCAAAGTGGTTTAATTTTTGCTTGATTACTGCCATTACTCCATCTGGATCAATGTATTCTCTTGATGAAAAACCATAAAGCATTGCATTAATAGCATCAAGTGAATGAGGAAGCTTTATATTAAAAGTACCTTTGTCAGTTAATGCGGATTGTCCTAGTTTACCTTGAGGATCACCAATGTAAAGTCCACCACCAAAGGTTTGTTCTGGTGCGTTTTCTTGTAATACGTTAATTTTGGTTAATAATTGTTTAAATTTCATTGGTGTTCTTTATATTTAGTTCTGAATTATTTTCTTATTCATCAAACCATATAAATTGGGATTATATGGTTTTGTAAGTAAAGAATTCAATGTATTGGCAGAAATAGCCTTAGTTACATTTTCTAATTTATTATCTGGTAAAACCTCTGTACTCTCTTTTAACATAGAAGATACTGATTGAGTGCTCCAGGTCCTACAAGCCCAGTAGCGAGCTTTCCAGCGCGGTCCAGGGGTGTCGCAATTGTGTCTTGCACGGAAATTGCGACGACGAGCTGGATTATCTCGTTTAATTTCCATATTAGGGTCACCAAAATTAACTTTAACCACATTACCTTTATCATTCTTTACAAAAACTTTATACTTTTTAACATCACCAGCCATAATTTTATTTAATTTGACTTTTTTGTTTCCATCTTCACATATTTCAATTTTTTCATTGTATTCATTATATGAAGTCTCTTCAATATTATCTACAAATCCCATTACTGTGTTAGCTTCAAAAATTTCAGTACTTTCACAATTATTATTTAAAAAAGTTACATGATAAAGCCCATTAGACTCTTCGATATAATCTACTTCTAACATCTGACCAGATTCATTGATAATCACATCGCATGGAAGCAATTCGTGTGCTTCAATTGTATCAAAATTCATTGTAAATACATTAGAAGCACCTTCTACTGCAAACACATTATAAGATTCTTTAATCTCAGAAACACCAGATTTTACAAATACTGGTTTCTTACCTTTGCTCTCGGTAGTTTCTTTTTTGCTTTTAATAGTTTTCTTATCAGCATTGCGCTTTTTAATAGAACTATTCTTGGCAGCTTTTTTAGCTAGCCATTTACCAAGTCCTGTTTCTGCAAATATCTTTTCAAGGAGAATGTTAACATTTTTAGAATTCATGATTAGTTCCTATTTTGTGTTTCACCTTTATGGTGGCCATTATCAGCTCTATTTTCAGAACGATCCCGAACACGTAAATTCTTTACATTGTTTGAACCACCATTACGAATAGCATTTTTATGATCAATATCTTTTTTAGATCCTTTTTTAACAACTCCCTTTTTGATCATCAGTTCACGTGCAGCAGTTCTTGAAGCACGTTCTTTTTTCTGCTTGGGTTTACCGTGGTAATTCTTATATTCTTTTTTATAATTTCTTAAATACTTTTCTTCTAGATTATCCGCGATGATATCTTCAAACAAAGGAATAAGATATTCTGTATTTTCAACAGTATATGCGTAAATTTTATTTAAAATTGGAATCAAACATCCAGCACGTAGATCATCTTCTTCTAAAAGAAGAGGACCATAATGTTCAATCACATTTCTTTCCGTGTCAGAAATAATGTTAACTTTATTCAATTTGGACAATAAAAAATTATTTGTCAAAGATTCAATAAGCATTTCATTAATAACAAAGTAATTTTCACCTAACAATTTATCCGTAACAGTTTCAGTTTTGTTTACGGGAATCTTAATTGTCTTTTTTCCAATAGTAACATAATTATACTCTATTGAATTGATATCTTCAGGTTTAAATCCAGGAAGTAAACTAGCGTTAATATCAAAAGATAGATTATCAATTGAATTTTTAACAATTAATGAAAGTGGCTCAATAGATTTTCTATCTACAAAAAGTTTATTTGTATTCTGTGTGTCTTCTTTACCCTCAACTACGGTTTTCCACTTTTGTAAATTCTGAACAGCCGACTTTTTATAGGTGGATATGTTTGAAGTATCCATTGCAAATTCATTTTGTTTGATATCGATTGAGGCAGTTTTAGCAACCTCACTCATATAATCATCAGACATTGGAAATACACCATTGGTTGTTATAATATGGTTTGGTGCATTCTTTGGGTCAACCATACCATCACCACGTAAAGATGTTTGTAATATATTCTTAGTTAAAGAAACCAAGAATGAATTCTTTTTTCCACCTTTAAATAAATCATTACCAGCTTTTTTAATTGAACCTTCGTATGCTGAAACAGATGCTGCAGGATTGATTTGACCATTTTGATCAATTACAAAACCTAAACTCTGTCCAGATGGAGAAAATATTTCTTGTGATTGAAATTTCTTTACTAATTCCGGATTACTAAGAATGAGTTGAATTGATTGATCAGGCAACAACTGTGGAGAAAATTTATCACCAAATGAAGTTACATCTGCTAGAAGTTTCTTAACATATGGATCTGATTTTGCAAGTTCTGGATCCATGAGTGTTTTTGTCAACGCATTACCAATAATACCTCTAACAATTTTTCCACTTTGATTTAAAGCGTTTGTGCTCATGGTAAATTCACCACCAGCAGAAATCTTGAATTTGTATTCACCACATTGTAATTCTGGAACACCATCAGAATACATACTAGAATTACCAGATTCAACTGTAGTTAACAAATTTTGGATACACTCATCACCGATTTGTGATAGAATCTTATTTGCTTGTAAAAAAGCTGTCTTAGTAAAATCTAAAGAATTTGCTGATCCAGAAAATAATGCATTTAATTCTTGTTCACTGGCACCAGCTTTTAATTTGGCAGCAAAAATTAAAGCATTGATTACTTGTTGATTGTAAGGTAGATTTGAAGTAGTATTGATACCAAATTGGTTACTCAAAGCTTCAAAGGTAATATTATCAAATTCTGAAGATTTTTTAGGAGCTCTAATGCTCTTAAAATATTCTTGTTGCAGATCTAATGGCATAGATGCCATTTGATTGGTATCCATACCTTGCATGGCTTGCAAAATTTCTTGTTTGGATAAGCGTTTAGCTTTCTGTGGCTGTTCTTCTTTGGTTTCTGGCTCGCCCTGTTTAGTTTTTTTAGGCTTACCATCTTCTGTAGGAGTTTTAGCTTTTTTATCTTCTTTTTCTTCTGAAGCTTTTAATTCACCAAATAGTAATTTGGACGCACGAGTTTGTTCAAATTTTGGATCATTAGTAAAACTCTTTGCTTCATCTTCGGTTAATGCATCCCCTTTATTTAATTTTACATGTGTTTCTTTATTAAAAGAATCTTTAAAAATTAATTGGACTCTACCAGAAGCAGTTTTTACAGCAATAACTTCTTTTACCAATTCTCCTTTTGATTTTCTATCTCTTGGGATTTTCTTTGATCTTTCAACTCTTTTACGGGCTGCGTCTTTGGATTTATTGTTAGATGCGTTACCAGTAGCCTTTTCTTTGGCTATAGCTTCCCCAGTAGTCCTAAAGGAGTCTGAGGAAGTGCGGGAGGCTTCGGTTAACTTTAAAAGATCTTTGAAGTTCATCTATCTTTATTTATCACTATTAAAATCCCCTTTATTGCTGAAAGGATTGTAAAGTATTAAATTTTTATGGCTTTTAGCTCTACCATTGCTAACTCGGTAAAGAGCCTTTGAACTTAAATTGTTATTTTTAGCAAATTCTCTAACATTATCTACAACAATTAGTTGTTTTGTGGTCATATCCTGAAACACCACTTGTTTAGTAATTGCAATCTTTTGTGGGAGGGCTTTTTTAACTTTAAAGTGGGCACCCTCGGTTGGTTTAATAGCACGTATTTCTACTGCTGTCCACCCCTTATATGTTTTACGAGTTCCATTTAAAAGATCACATATCTTTCCAGATGTCATTCCTTGTTCTTTAGCAAATTCTGCCATGTTGGTAAAGAATGTTTTTTCACCAGTATCGGCTCTCTTTAACCAATACCCGTTTTTTTCATCTTCTGGTGGAATCCATTTCCATTCTCTACCATTTTTTTTAAAAAACCCACCATGTTCTTGGGTAAATGCAGTTCTCTGGTGTAAAGCTCTGGAATTATCATTCATTTTAATCCAAAGTTTACTCCCACGAGTATTAATAATTTCTTCTAACGATTTTATTTTATGATATTCCATGGTTATTCCTATAACTAATTATTACATTTTTTAATTTCTTGACATATTTTATAGGTTTATTTTGAAATACCTGTGTCAAACCATCTTCACATGAAATAAGAATAGCAAAGTTTTCTACAATAATTCCAGTTCTTTCCTGAAACATTAATGCATATGCTGTTGCTTGTGTAAAATAACTTTCAACATCTTGTTTTCTTTTTTCTTTACTGCTTGCTTTAAAATCTATAATGGAAAGCTTACCATCATATTCAGCGATACAATCGGTCCTTCCAGCAAGACCTAGGGTTTTAGACCATAGTGGCGTTTCAATAGCAACTATATTTTGGATTTTGTCGAGTTCTGGTTTAATTTGATTAAATAATACTTTAAAATTTGGAAGCATATTATCAAAATCAAGTATTTCATTATTTAAATAACTTTCAATTAAACTGTGTAATTTAGTACCTCTAGCAAGAACTCTTCTACTTTCTTCTGGATTTTTTCTTCTCCATTCAGCAAAAAAGTTTTGTTTATCCCATCCTACAACCGAAGTAACACTTGGAAAAATGCCACCTGGGGTTTCATAAAAGCGTTTACCATCAACGGTAACTTCTTTTAATTTATTATCGATTTCTATTGGTTTATGTAAAAAGTTATTCATGAATACACATTCTGATAAGTATAACACACATTATATAAATTACAAATTTTATTATCTAAGTCTAATAGTACGGGCTGTCTGGTATAAATTTTGAAGCATGGCACTAATATCACCACCCTTCATTCTTTTTTGTTCATCGTCATCATAACTTCCACGACCACCATTATCATTTGACCCCATTGGTAAACCAGGTAAAGTTGGTGGTACTGGTCTACTTGGTTCACTTGGAAGAGTAACTTTTCCTGGTGGGGGAAGTAAACCACCTCCTCCTGGAGGAGGAGGAGTTGTTCCAAAACCTGTTGTTTGAGTTTGTTTTTGTACTACTGGGGCTTGATATGGAGCCTGTACAGGAGCTTGATATGGATTTTGTGCTGGAATTTGAACTGGAACTTGAGCGGGAGCTTGAATTGGAGCTTGAGCTGGAGCTTGATATGGGGCTTGTGATGGAGCTTGATTAGGAATAGATGGAATAACTGTATTTAAATTAATATTAGGAGAGCTTTGATTTAAATTTACTTTATTTTGAACTATCTTTGGAGAATTTACTGGAACCGAAGTTGAAACTTGCTTTCCTCCACCAACATTTGAACCAGCACTTGATTGAGCTGGGTTTGGAGCACTTGATCTCATTGAAGTACCATATGTTGGTGCTACTTGAGTTGTTCTAGTAGCTCTTGCCACCATATCAGCCTCAACGGAACTCATTCCACTAGCAGCTGGGGCATCTAATAAACCTGTAGCCATAATTGCTGCAGTACGAACTGGACTAGACGATGCTGCTTTAGCATATTGATTTGCTACAAAAGGAATAGCTGCCTTTGTGCCTCTAATAGCCAATCCAGGAGCTGCCATTGCTAATGGTATAGTAGCTGAAGCTGCGGCATTACCAAAAAGTTCTGCACCGGGAGATGCTTCTGTTCCTTTAATAGTATTTTCTGCACCTTGCATCAATCTATTATATGCAAGCATTTCCATACCACCTAATGCAGTAGCAGTTGCTGCTCTTCCAACTCCTAAAACAGATGGTTTACTGAGACCCATTGCGCGTAATGCTGATCCTCCAACACTTTTTGCAAGTCCAGTACCAGCAGTTAATAGTAAATCGTCTTTACTATTTTGTGGGTTGTCCATATGTTTTTCATAATATTCACCAGCATTATCTAAAAATTCACCTTGACGAATTCCTTCCCATGCAGGAGCAATTAATTTTTCATTCTTAGTATCTTTTTTACCACCAAATAAATCAGTTGCTGTTCTTGCTATCCACCCTGATTGATATCCTTGAACTCCACGTCCTGGAGCTTTTTGTGCTTCGAGTCTTCCGCTTGATCTATCTAAGATTAAAGGATTCGTAACATCACCTGCAATATTTGAATATTCATTTCTAGTTAATAAAGAAACAGATTGTGGATCTTGATCTAAAACTGTAAGATATGCTCTATCTATATCGTTTTTGGTTATCTTAGATGCTTTACCTGTTATTGATGCAGATAATTTTGCATTTGCTTCCGCTTCTTTTTGTACTTTAGCATCAAATTCTTTTCTTAATTTTGCATAAGATCCTGAAGCAACTTTAGCTACTGGAGAATCTTCATCTTCATTCAAAATATTTTGTTGATATCTTTGTTCTAAAAGATATTTTACAATTGGATGTAGTCTACGCATTATTATTGTCCTTTACGAAGACGTTTGATTTGATCATCAATATCGTTTGTACTTCCTGGAGCAATCGAAGGTTTAGAAGTACCTGATGACATAATATCTGACAACAATGATGTTCCATATTCAGCTGGCTGTACTGGACCAGCTACATCTGCATCACCAGCTTTTCCTGGTACTGCTCTTTGTTGTCGTCTTTCTTGTTCTCTTTTTCTACCCTGTATAGCTTGATCATCTAAGCTTCTTTGATTTTGTTCTCTTGCTCTTACATCAGCTCTACCAGCAGCAAGATTAGCATTATCACCACCTGTTGGGGTTGGTAAGAATGGTTGTGGTGCTGCTCTTTGCTCAGTACCACCTAACATAAATGGTACCTTTGGTGCTGGTGGACCCATTTTACCAGGTTCAATATATCCTCTAGATGGGATTCTAGTACTATTCTTTGCTAAAGATGCTGTGAGTGCAGCAGATTTATCTGAACTAGCCTGTAATCTTCCTTGATTTTCAAGAGAACCTTGTTGAACTCTTTCTTTATTAATTTGAGACATTACTTGTGGCATTACAGAAGCTTTATCTTTAGCAATCTCTTGTGCTCGAATTTCTGGATTATTTTGGAAATCGCTTAGTGCTTGAGCAGACCTATCCATTGTACGTGTAAGTCTACCACCTTCAGCTACTCGTGCATCACTAGCATTTCTTTGCATGTTTATCATGCTATCTGTTGACCCAGCAAGATCTCTAGCTTCAGCTGAACTATATTTTCCACCCATAGCTCCAGCTTGTCTGATTACCAAAGAACTGTCTTCTCTATTAGTAGCATCATAATCTCTACCAGTATTAGACTTAAATTCACCATAAGTCATATTGGTACCTTGAATCTTAACACCCTGCATTTTTTCTTTACGATCAGCAGCTTGTTGTGCTGCATCTGCACGATTTTGTTGATCTCTTTGAGCTACATCTCTTTTAGTAGCATCTCGAGATACATTAAATGTTGATTCAGTATCTGCATCAAAATAGGCTTTACTTCGAGTACGGGCAGCTGCTTCTTGTGCAGCTTGTTCTGGTGTTTTATTTGCACCAGCAAGAGCATCTATGTCATCTTGCATTTGATTACCGCTACCAGAAAGCTCTGAAGAAAGAACTGGTTTACCTTGCATACCTGCAACTTTACTTCTGATACTAGATTCTAAACCTGCATTAGGTTTTGAAAGTGATCCACCTTTCATCATTATCTTTGCTAATGCTAATTCACCAGCATCTTTAGCACTTAATGTAGAAGGATCTTGATTTGAAGTTCTGTTGATAACATCAGCTAATTGTGTTGACTGTCTTTCAGTATCTCGTTTTGCTCTAAAATTTCTTAAGTTTTCTCTATTTTGTGGAGTATCGGCTGGTAAATTTGGATTCTTTGTATCCATTTGTAATTTAGCTTGATCACCAACATTACCACCACTTGGAGTAGGTCCTTGCAACATAGAATCTTCTGGCGCACTGTTATATGCTAATGCTTCATCTTCTTGTGCTCGTCGTTTATTAATCCCGCGTTGCGTTTTTCTATCTTCTTCTTGTTTATTTACAGCAGCTACATTAGCAGCGTACTGCTCAGGATTCTCATCTTTCCATGAACCCTTTCCACTATTTGATCTACGGCTAGGACCACCTGTAGATGCACCGCCACCAAATGAGCCAAATGATTGTGCTTGTGCTTCTGTTAAGTTAAATAAATTGGATGTAATGTTAGGAGAAGACCCAACATTTCTTGGAGTTCCTTTTTTAATAGAACTTTCATTTAAAGCAATGAGTGGTAATACACTATTTTTTATATCATTTGAGATACGTGGTTGTACCAAGTCTTTGTCAACATAAAAAGGAGAATTTAATGACATAATTTTTGTAATGTCTTCCTTTAATGATGAGGCTCGTTTAACAGAATTGATGTCTGGATTCTTTGTTTTGGTTAAAAAATCCTTGACTTCCCAATAAAATAGTCTATCTTGTTTATTATCCATGGCTATGAAATATTTAGATTTCTATAAATACTTAAAAGGTATGAATAAACAGGTTCTCTTGTTAAACCAAGATAGTACACCCCTTAATATCATTACCATTAGTAAAGCCTTTAAATTGATCAGCCGAGACAAAGTTTGGGGCGATGTTTCAGATGAATTTATCGAAGTAGTCTCTGTATCTAAGACTATCAAAATTCCCAAAATTTTAATTTTAAAGTATTATGTAAAATTGCCTTATAAAAAAGCATCGGCTTCTCGGCAAAATATTTTAAAAAGAGATCAGTATTGCTGTCAATATTGTGGAAAAGAAATGAATAACAAAGATGCTACTATTGACCACATTATACCTACCTCTAAAGGTGGAGCATCTTCTTGGGTAAATATGGTAGCATCGTGTAGAGAATGTAATTTGTTTAAAGGTAGTAAAACTCCAAAAGAAGCAAAAATGGTTTTAAAAAATAGACCAAAAGAACCTTCTTATGGATTCTTGTTTGAATCTATGCTAATTACCTTTAGAAAGAAAAAATAATGCCCAATTATGCTTTTAAGTGTGAAAATTGTGATCATTGCTTTGATGAAATGTTAAATCTTTCAGATAGAGACATTCCATTGACACAACCATGTCCAGAATGTAAAAAGAAAAAGGTTTTTAGAAATTGGGGTGAGAGCAAGCCCATCTTAATGGCAGATGCTACACTTACTCCAACAAAAGCCATGGGTAGTCAATTCAAAGAAGTTATTGATAAGATTAAATCCAATGGTCATGTTCCAAAGAGGTTTCATGAAAAATTGGATAATAGCCTACACACAAATGCAGGTCGAAGACTACGTTAAGTTTTAGATTCTATCAAAGCCTTTAAAACATAATAACTGTCAATAACATCTGTAACAGGATTACTTAAAGTTTTCTGACCAAACATTGATTTTAAATCAGTGTTTGTTTCTTTACTGAAGGTCTCATACATTACCTGTTTATCAGCGTTACCTTTGCCTGTAGCGCATTTCTTGACCTTGGCTGGCTCTACGATGGTTACAGGAATGGCGTGCTTATAGAGCTTGTATTTGAGAAGACCCATGTTCTCTGCTAAATTGAATACTCTACCTTTAGCACCATATGCATAACCTTCCATACCAACATCTGCAGCACCAATACAAAGATTGGTTGCCCATTCTGATATTGTGTCAAACCGATCTACATCTTGTACATATTCTTGAAATGATTCACCAGTAATATTTGGTGCAATCTTATCAGCATATTTTTTAATATTGGTGAGATAATAGAAAAAACAATTATCAAACTTAAAAGTCTTGCGTTCATCAAATAAACATAAGCAAGGGCAAGTTATTGAATAATCGATTCCTATTAACATGGTATACATATATATTTATACCTCGGTCAGAGATGATGGTTCCTTAGTAATACGATGGAGTATACTTCGAATGTCCCCAAAAGGATTACGAGGATTAACCATCACCTCTGCCTAAAATATTTAGAATAAAAAACCCTTCCTGTTTAGGAAGGATTTTTATATTTATCTACAATTTCTTGGTCGTGTAGTTCAAAATGGCAGTTTGAACATAATAAGATACACTTATCAAGTTCATCTTTAACTCTTTGCCATGATACTGCAAACATTTTATTAGAATTTACTTCAAATAATTTTTTACTTGGATCTATATGGTGGAATGATAATGCCCTATTACATTTTGTATATCCACATGATTGGCATTTACCACCTTTATATTGAACTGCTTTTTCTTTTAATTTATTTCTTCGTACACTAACTAAACAACCTTGACAATAATTTTTATTGTGTATTTTGTTTTGTTTATTTGGAATTACATCTCTTAAACATCTTTTACATATATGCTGCATAACTCCTCGGACTGGACTCGAACCAGTAACCTGGCGGTTAACAGCCGCCCGCTCTACCATTGAGCTACCAAGGAAAGTGATTTACACTATCTGACATCCACCTGCACTACAGGCAAACTCCTTACCAACTTCTGTGTTATCTTCTGATTCATACTTCATCAGATCATTGAAGTTAACCTTGACCTTTGGATGTGCTGCATATGTTGCAGAATCAATTTGCTCAAACGGTGCCTGAGCATATGTATGATTATCACCACCCGGTAAGAATGCAATACCGGTTGCCATATCAAAGTTCTCCCACAGCCAATTACCTACTTCAAGGAATTCACTATCCTTATAGTTGACGGTAACGGAAGGTTTGTGATGACAGTAATGCTCTTGATATGTTTTCCACAGATCAAGATGATCAAGTGCACGAAGATCTTCTGTAGTAACAGTACCACGAGGAGCCTTCATTGCAAAAGTAAATACGGCAGTAGAAGTTGGGTTTATCACATCATCCTCGCACGGGACTCCTTGATCCTTCATCAAGTTATATAAAGGATCTTTCTTGTCCAACCGTATTCTGCGGAAATAATAATCCGCATAGCGTGGATGTAAACCCGAAGCTGAATCCACCAAGCAAGAAGTAGTGCCTTCTGGCTTGACGCAAGTGATTGACTTGCTAGGATTAATACCCAACTTCTCTGCCCATTTGAGATTTGTAGCCGTTGCATGGTCACGAAGATTCTCAAGAA